TTGACTCCCGTGTTTAGTGAGCCGTCTTTGTTTAAGTAGCCTGCGTCAATAAGTATTTGCTTATTAGCTACATATTCTTGAAAGTCAGGTCTCAGCTCAGGGTAAGCGTTCCAATATCCTGCAGCTTCACTACCAATCTTGCCTTTAGCAGGACAAGGTGTTCCACTCATAATCATTGCTTGGAATACTCTAGGGTCTTGACATAACAAAGCAATAGAAGCTACCTTCATACCGCCCTTACGTAATTCACGACTAAGTTTAAGTCTCTCACAGTTAGCATCAATCACAGTAGTACCAAATGATAAGCCAATCACATTTGATTGAACACCGCCACTAACACCACTAACACATACATCAGAATTACTTACTGAGATACTTGGAGCTTTAGCACCACCTACAGGTTGGTTCTTATGGTCAACCGTAGAGGCGCTTGTGTTGTTTGAGCTAGAATTAACAGTTGAGTTTGATGTAGTAGTGGTTGTATAGGTGTTATCCGCACTATAGGAATTAACACTTATTATAGATAGAGCGATTAACGCAAACGCTAGCTTGATGTTCATTACCTACCCTTTGCCAAAGATGAACCGAAGTACATTTCTACAATAAGTGATGTCCACTCAAAGATTTCATCGTACTTAATTAGCCCACTTACCATCTCATATTCAATAGTATCAGAGGTAATATTAAATCCAAGGAAACTAAATCCCTCAGTTACGATAGGCACTGCCGTCTGTATGTTAAACATTAGCGGTGCTGTGACATAGATAACAATCAAGGCAAGCATCACCCAAATGATTAATCGTCTGTTTAAGGCAGCCATAGGGCTTTCTTTATTAGATTGGTCTCTAGCGGCTTGAATAGATTGAGACCTAGCAGCAAACGCATCTAGCATTTGTGACTGTTGTTCTGCTTTAGCTTGTTGATTAAGAGCAAACAACTTCATTAAGAAGCCACCTAAGATAGGTGCTATGCTTGTTAATAGACTAATCACAAGACTTTAGCCAAGCATCTAACTTGAGCATTATTCGGTTACACATCAACTTAACCTTATTAATAGCAGTCACCTTTAAGTATCTACCTCTACTGTCTCTAGTCTTTTGGTCTGTTCTAGCCATGGTCTATCCTCATGTGTTTCCATATTTGGTCAATCTTTTTAGACTGAGCGTCTAGCATTTTCTCAATCTTTTCAGTCGTGTGAAGAAACTCATCACGATGTATAAAGTCTTTATGTAAGCCTATCTGACAGCTAGTCATATTATGCTCTAAGTCTTTAATATCTTTCATTATTGTTTTAACAATTCCACCTGTTATAGCTGAAAGTACACTGACAAATGCCAATATTATGTCTGATAACTCCATTTTAATCCTTAATTATTTTTTTATAAAAATATCAAAAAGCAAATGAACTCTGTCTGTTTCGCCTTTATTTGAAACTTTATGCAAGCGTTTGTTGTCTATTTCATAAGCCTTTCCAACTTCCATAATACACCGCTGACCACCAATAATAAAATATACGTCATCGTTGGTAGTCAATGGAACATGTATTCTATGACTGACATTAAATCCATAAGCACAGTCAATATGTTCATCTATTGACATTCCTGGTCCTAATTTAGGAATTAAACACTTATTAATAAAGGCTTTATCGCCATTATCATAAACAGAAAGAACTTGCTCAATTACAGGCTCTACTAAGTCTTTCCACTTATTCCAAGTGTCGTCAAAAGTAGTTGTTACATCAGGTCTGTCGCCTGATTTTAATTGACCACTATTAAGTTTAAATAAAATAGTTGTTGTCTCTTTTGACTCAGGAAAAGTTTCTTGTCTAAATTTATTAGCAGTCCAATCTTCATCAGTAGCTTTTAATACTGCATTTCTTAAATCAGCAATAGCTACATTTTGTAAGATAGTTTTACATGGTACATCTAAACGCATAATTTTTATTAATTATTATGAAGCATTGGCTATGTCATCTTCATGACCATCCAACCAAGGCTTTGGTTCTGTCAAGATTACTTCTTTCTTGCTTTTTTCGCTCACACACGTTACCGAGTCTTCATCTTTCGAATACTCCTGAATACTTTGAGTAGGTGGTTGTGCTAACATTGTTAGTCCTGCCAAACTTTTTTCAGGCATGTGAAAATCTTTAAAAGTAACTTTCATTGTTGGACAAACAATATCTTCAACTCTATAGCCATCCCTAATAGGGTGAATGCAATATCCTAATGTTTTATCTGTTAAAGCCTCAAAAGAGTGCATTTTATCTTTAGGAACAAAAATAACTTGTGGAGCGTGAAAATCCGTAGGCTCGTCTATACCTTCAGTAATAACTCTTATAGAGCCAACAGCTAACAAATGTTGGTGGTCAAAGGTATGTTTATGACCTTCCATAATGTCACCCTTTTTATCCATTTCGACCTCTCTTATCCAAAGATTAGAGACAATACTTATTTTTTCTTTCATGAAAAAACGCTTTCAGACCATGATAATGTAATTTCACCTGAAGTATCATGTTCCATGTAATCTTCTAAATTAGGGTAATCAAAAGTTCCGTCTGTTTCTGTTACCTCTAATGCCGCTTCCGTAGCTTCCGCAAATTCTTGCTGTTTTGCATTAGTCATATATCTTATTTTAACCTTAACAACCGAATCGCCTAAAGCCTCTTGGTCTATATCCATTGTACAAAATTCATAGTCTATCAAATCATTATCGTCGGCATCTACTGTCGATTTATAATGTAAGTAATCTCCACAGTTTGCGCCATTACCATGAATGACATTTGGTCCTGATACTAATTCAACAGTATGTACTATATTTTGAACTAGAGTTTTATCAAAACCGCCTAACTTTATCTCTAACGTGTCCTTGGCAGTAAAAATATCGCCTTTTATTCTTCTTGTTTGTACTAACATAAATAATCCTTATTTAACTAATTTGACTTGTGTTGCCTGATGTAGCGCTACCTGCTGAACCTTGAGCAGAACCATTACTTCCACCTGCGCCACCTGAACCGAGGTTAGAATATTGATAGTCAGCCGGTTGGTGAGGCCACCCACCTCGTTTCCAACCTGCCTGTCCTTGCTGACCACTTGTGGCAATCGTGCCACCTTGACCACCGTGACCTCCTGATGATTGATTATTACCACCATTTCCTTTATTTCCTGCCGCACTTGTATAGCCTCTTTGACCTGACTGACCGCTTGCGCCATTTCCATATCCTCTATACCCGCCTGCTGGTGTTCCCGTTCCGCGTCCACCGCCACCGCCACCACCGCCTAGATACCACGACTGATAACAAGACTCGAAGTAACCGCCACCGCCACCACCGCCACCACCACCACCTGCATATAAGGTTTTAGCGCCATTTGAGCCACCTGTTCTAGTTCCTACTGTATCAAATATTACTGATAAATTATTGTCGGCTGTTTGTGAATGTTCAAATGCGTTGCCACCATTATTAGCAGATTCTGCTGAACCTGTACCATTTGAACCTGCCTGACCTGATACACCATGCCTGTTATTGTAAGAGGTTGCCTGACCACCTCTTCCCGCGTTTCCACCATTTCCTGAAGACCAACCCACTGTATTAGTACCTGATGACCCTACTATAGAACCGTTATTAGTAATATTTATTGTAGTGCCTGCAGACCAACCTGTACCTGTGTACATAGCAGGATTACTTGTCGAAGTAGAACCTACAGTAACACCTGCATTAATAGTCAGAATAACAGGAGTTGATTTATCACCACCTGCTGCAATTGCAGCAGCACCAATGTCATAGTTATTAACATTAGATGAGACAGTTAATACAGTTGCTGCTACAGCACCATAGTGACTTCCAAAATTGATTGCGCCTGATGTAGAAATACCAGGGTTAGCACCTGCGGGAACATAAGTACCACCGCCATAATATTCACTTAATGAGTGAGGAGCAACACCACCAAATTCGCCTACAATATCTGTAGTGATTGATAGTGCGCCTGAACCTTTAACTGCCATACACTACTCCTTAAATTGTACCAAACGCTGTAACATCTCCTGCAACGGTAAAGTTGCCTGAAGCATCTAATTTAGCTTTATTAGTTCCGCCTGTAGCAAATAGCAATACACCACTAGCTTCTGTAACAGTCCAATTACCTAAATCAACTGTAGTTGAATTTAATGTAGTAATTGTTCCTGATGATAGTGTTCCACCTGTAGCTAACTTAGCGTCTAGCTGAGTCTGAATTAATGATGTAACACCATCTACGTAGTTTAATTCCGCAGGTGTTGCTGTTACAATAGTTCCATCAATCTCTAAGTCTGTTAAGTCAGGAGAAATCTGCGCTCCACCGTCTAACAAGTTATCAATCGTGTCTAAATTAGTATTTAGTTTAGTACCCCATGTATCTGCTGATGCACCTACTTCAGGTTTAGTCAGGCTATACGTTGTAGTTGTAGTATCTGCCATAGTATTATCCTATATTAAAATTTGCCTTGCCAAACCCTTAGTTTATCAAAGTCGCCACTGAGTAGCATTTTTTTAACGACATCTTTTCGTGCTTCGATGTCATCCCACTTTACGCCTAGTTTATCACAGACTTGCCTTAGTAGGTGAATAGGTATTGAACCTGCTAATCTACTCTCTCCGTCTTGTCCTAAACCACGTTTTTTAATCTCAGCAACACGGTCTAAGTAAGGTTGGTTTGAATAGACACTCTCAACGACAATCTTTTGGCTTTGCTCGTCAATATGAACCTTCTCACTTATCTTCATTTTTTAACCTTTGTTGCTTTCTTTGTTACTTTCTTTTCAGCAATAACTTTAAGTCTAAAGTCACGACCTGCTTCTTTATCTATTTTCTTAACAATATCGACCTCTGTCTTTGATGCGGTAACGATTTCGCCTTGATAATTAGTTTTTCCGTTAAGGAAAATGTTATTTGTTAGTATTTCTACTTGCATTTTTATCTCCAAAAAAAGGGTGGCTGTTCACATTGACCACCCCTTTTATTACATCATCTAGCTAGTTGAACAATCTACAACCATACCTGACGCTGCTTCGTTCTTACAGATAAGAGTCAACTCAGTCAATACTTGACGTTTAGTTGAATCACCTGTCTTAGCAAGAGCAGTGTTCTTAGTAGGACGTAAAGACGCACATGACCACATATCATTTTGAATGATAAATACGTCACGACCTGCGTTTTCACGAGTAGGTGTAAACTCTACAGTACCCCAAGGAGTAACGTAAACGTCTAGTGACTTAACAACTTTCTTGTCACCTGCTTGTACAGATGAGCGTTGGTTGTTGTTACCTGTGAAACCTAATGCAATATTCATTTGGTAAGACGAAAGGTAAACTGAATCAGGACGACCACCATTATTCCAAATAGACTGCATCGCTGAATCGAAGTCTGCTTGAGTGAATGCTGTCTGAGTACCGTTTGTACGAGCATCAGTACCATCGCCTGTTGGGTTAGCTGAACTTGTTCCTGCGTTAGTGATGTTAGATGTCATCCAAGATGGAGCGCCTGCTAACTCACGAGCAACAGTAGCTGAACCTGCAACACGAGCGTTATTAGCAAATAATGCCTTCTCAATATCTAGTTTTTGCTCTTTAGCAATCTTTAGAGTTTGGTAAGCCATTTCAGCAGAACGACCTGCTTTATCAAGACCTTCATCAGTATCAGGAACTGTTACAGCATTCTTAAAGATTTGCGTGTAGTTACCAAGACGTTCTGTGCCTGTCATTGCATTAGCAGTAGTGTCGTCACCTTCAATGTGCTTGTTGTCAGCAGAAGCACGTAATGTGTCAGTCTGCCATTCATGTAAAGTGTTTGAAGCCTTTACTTTTTTAAGTGATGAATAGAACGGGGTCTCTTCAGGTGAGATGTTATAAATTACGTTCTCTAAGTCCTCGCGGATTCCGTTTGCGTCATAGCTATCAAATGTGTTTGATGGTTGTGCCATGTTATTACTCCTTTTATTAGGTATTTAAAATTAAACCAAGCGCATCATTGATGTCACCTGTTTTACTAAGTTTTGCCTTTTGGCGGTTACGAACCTTCGTTGCAGAATCATTAACTCTCTTCGCGCCCGCTTTAATAGTCGGTCTAGCTTTCTTAGTCTTAGCGACTGCCTTAGCTTTACCTGACATAATATCACGGTATTTCATAGCATCATTTAAGACTTGAATTGCTCTATGGTCCATCACTTGTCCGATTTCCTCGGCTGAGTAACCATAATGCTCACGTCCTACTTGTACTAATCTCTCCTTAATTTTGCTCGCTTTATTAGAGTCTGCAAATTCGGGAATCTTCTGTTGTAAGGTTTGCATCTCTTGCTTTATATAAGTCTGTTTGGCAACCTTCTCTGCTTGTGAACTTTGATTGCTCACTTGCTGAAGTTGTGCCATCTGACCCTCATAAGCCACCTTACTCTCATCGTAGTTTAACTTCTGTTCCATGTAACCGATAGGGTCACTTTCGAAAAGTTCTCTCGATGGTGGAGTAGGTGCTTGTGCTACGCCTCCCTGTTGAAGTTGCTGATAAAGTTGATTTATCTGCTGACGTTCGTTCAGTAATGCTTGATACACTCCTTCAGCTTCTTTGCGCTGTTGGGCTGCTTCTTGCATACCTTTTTGGACGTATTTCTGTCCGCTATAGCCTTGCTTTAGTTCATCCAAAGTTACTTCTACGTCATTTCCATCAACCTTGACAGTAATGTTAGAAGGCTTTGCTTGAACGGCATCCTCTACTTGGTCAACTTCGTCCAACTCTGCCACGTCTTCATCAGATTCCTCATCAGTTTCAGTGTCATCGTCTTCTTCCTGTTCAGTGTCTGTAATTTCCTCTTCTTCAGACTCAGCAGTTTCCTCTACATCAGTAGCCTCTTCTGTTATCTGAGTTTCTTCTTCAGTTGTTTCTATTACTTCTTCTGTTGGAGCAATAATGCTCTCAATGGCAGACTCAATGCTACCATCGTTTGTAGTTTCAGTCGTTTCCACGGTGCTGATACCTCCTATTTACGTTTACGCTCACTAATCTTATGGTCGTCAATGACGCTTTCCATATAGCTAGTGATGCTGTCAATCGCACGAACAATGTCATGCGCTTCATCACGCTCTTCCGCATTGGAATGAGCATTCATAAAGACCAATACTTGCTTCTCCATGACTTCTGAAATAATGTCCTTAAAGGTGTCATCATTCATCAATGTCTTTATTCTAGCAGATTTTTCACCTAGATTCATTAGAATCTACCACCCGTTACTGCTTGAGTAGGTTGTTGCTGTGGGTATCTAGGTTCGTCTTGCATCTGCTTAATTCTTTCAATGTCAACTCTTGTACCATGGTCGCCTAAAATCTTAGCGGCATCTACAAGTAAGTCTTGGTCCATTTGGTCGCGTTTACGGTCATCTTCTGAAATAGCCTTCTGTGCTTCAATCTCTAACTTCATCATATCAGTCTGAGATTTAGCCTGTGCCTTAATAGTCTCTGCCTCTACTATCGCTTGTGCTTCAGGTGACTGAGCAGGTGGTTGATTAGCTTGTGCTTGTTGCTGTTGCATGATTAATTGCTGTTCAGTCTCAGGACTCATAGGACTGTAGTATCTATCCGTGTTTCTAACACCTGATAAAACTAACATATCTGCTAAAGTATTACGCATGCCTGTCATAGTCACAAGACCGTTACCAGGACCGTATGCTTGCCAAATCTGCATCTGAGTTTGGAATGTCTGATTAAGTGCCATTGCCTTAGTGTCTTCTTTACCTGTGCCTAAACCTACGTTTACAGTTACATCCATAGATGAGTTCCATGAACGAGGGTCAATCGGTACATATTGTCCGTTCAGACGCATCATAGTCTCTTCACAAGAGTTTTCTACAAGAAGGTTAAGCATTAACTTAAATAAACGCTTCATGCCTCCCTCAGCGATATTTCGAGCAATTACTTCAACCTGACCTGCGCCTTGTTGTGCTGTAAGTTGTGCTGCTGTTGCTGTAGTGTTTTGTAAAGCACTTGGGTCTAATCCCATAGAAGCCTTAGAAACACCTGTCTTAACTTGAATCTCGTCATCTAAATATTGCATTGCTACAAGTGTTTGACCTGCAACAAAAGGAATAGCGTTTGCTTGAATAGCGCCTTGAACTTTCACACGTCTAATCGAGCCAATCTCGTTATTCATAATGTCGTCCATGTTCGCTTGACCTTCAACAACATCAATAGATGGGTTGTTTACAAGTGCCACGTTATCCATCATGCCACGTAACATAGCAGTAGATGAATCTTGGTCGTTCATGATTAGGTCAGCAATAGAGCGTCCATAGAATGTATGAGGCTCAGGGTCAATCTCGAATACAGCAAAAGGAACATCGCCCCATGGTTCAAAGTCTAATAACTCTTGATTACCACCACCTAAGATGAATCTGTGCATGGTAGCTTCGCCTGTGCCATAAACATCCATCTTCATATATGCTTCTGTAACTTCTACTAATTTCATTGAAGGGTCTTTTACTTGCTCTTCATCGTCTTCTGAGTAACCACTACGCTCAAACTTTTCAGCATCAGAGAATGTGTCATCAACAGAGTTACCTGATAATTCAGATACAACGTCAAACTCATAACCCATAGACACTAAGTCGCCAACACGCATTTCTGTCTTGTGAGCAACTACAAAAGCATCTGTAATACTTCTAGCGTTTCTATCTACAAAGAACTCTTCAGGTGGAACTGACTCAATCATCATCTTGCCTGATTCTTTCTTGTGGCTAATCTTTAATGTGTACTCAGGTCTTTCAGCTTCCATGCCGAAGTCATCCATAGACATTGTCATTTCAGTTGATTGCTCAATAACTGTCACATCATCATCATTAACAATGACTGACATTTCTTCTTCAGTTAGGTTTGAGTATGTATGAATCTTAGACTCTGCTGAGTCTTCCCAATATGCTTTTAAAATGCCCGTCTTCTTTACTAGAGCGTCATGAATAGCATCGTTAAGCAAAGTGTAGCCATTCAACTCTTGGAAGCGGTAATGAGCATATTTGGTAGCTTGGTCAGCCATAGACACTTCTTCTTGAGAACTTGGAACATACTCAACAGGATTGTCAGATGATAGAAACACTCTCATAAGACTAGGCTTGATTGCTCTTACCGTATCTCTTACTTTAGTTGCTACAATCTTAGAGCGTCCTTCCTCTTCACCAATGTCAACTTGACCATCAAAATAACGCTGTGCTTTAATACGGTCTTCTGTAATTTCACTCTCTACAAAGTCAACAGCTTCACTAACAGCATCACTTACAATGCCTTGGATGTCGTCTTCGCTCATTTGTTTCAATTCTGCCATGTTCTATCCTATTTTGCTATGCCAAATTGGTCTAGTATTCCTTCTTGTGGCTGTGTTGCTACAGCTCCAGGAGTTACATACCCCATAGATGTAATAATATCATTTATTAATTGTTGAATTTCAACTCCTTTTTCACTTTCACCTGTTAAAGCTCTCTTTACAGCGTCAGGGTTTTTAGAGTATAGAACCTTTGCAACTTCCATTCTACCTTTATCATCCATCTTAGGGGCTATTTTATCAATAGCAAAATCAATTATTTTAGTGATTGCAAGCCTAGTTGGTGAATCACCTTGTGCGATACCTTTACCCTCTTTTCTAGCTTGGGAGGCTATTCTACCAAAAGTATCTGCACCACCACCTGTGCCACCTGCTGTAATCTTGTTCTTCATGGTTTGAGCGGTCTCAGCAAGGTCTGCTTTTTGGATGATTGTATTTATGTCTTGGTCGGGGAATACAGTTCTAATAATTAAAGGAATTTTCATATCTGCATCGCCTGCCACTTGACTTGAGCCACCTGCACCTCTTAACTTGTTACTTAGACCGTTCATAATACCTGCTCTAAATGCTTTAAGTTTTTCTTGGGCAATTTGTGCGATTTCACTATTTGGGCTAGAAGTCTCGTCTAATATTTTATTAAAATGATAGATAGTTTCATCAGCCTTTGTTAAACCACTTGAGCCTGCCTTAAACGCATCTTCATTAGTCTTTAATATTCTAAACCCAACCCTAGCTTCTTGCAATTGTGGAGAAATCTTATTTAATTTTGCTTTCAATTCTAGTGCAGATTTTTTCAATGCGTTGTCCGCTTTTTGGACACCTGTTCTTGTATCTCGTAAAGTTTTGTATATTTCTTCAGCATCGTTTAATGTTGGTTTTTTAACAAATACTAACCTACCCGTATCATCAAACTTATAAAAAGGAACTATGTTCTTTTCTGCTGTATTTATAGTGTTTAAAACTGTTTTTGCATCAGGTATGCTTAAAATATCGTCATACAAGGAATCTATTATTTCAGGTGGAAGTTCATCAGCTTCTTTCCACGCTTTTTGATATGCTTTTGATGTTCCTTCTTGTACACCTTCTTGACCTTGCCTAAATGTAGCATAAGCACTATCAACAGCGTCATCTCCCTCAATACCAAGAGCAGAACGAGACATAACATCTCTTAAATCACCCCTAGTATTTTCCGCTCTTTGAGTTGTTTGGTTTGTTAAGAATTTTTTAACCTCTCCACCTTCTCCAAATATAGAGCTAATAGCGTGCGCTAAAGTTTTGTTTTCAGCAAACAATCTACCTGTTTGAATATCTGTAATAATCTCACCTACCGACTTGCCTGTTTCTTTAACTAAGTCGTCTAATTGCTTAATAACAACACCTGACGCTCTGTCACCAAACTTACTTCTAACAGCATTAGCTATTTTATCAAAACCTACTTGTCCACCGTGTATCAGAGGGGTTACCACTGCTGTTCCACCAAGACCCCATGCTGCGCCTTCAGGAAACTCTTTAATATCTTCTGATATACCTTGCTCGCCTTTTCCAACCGCATACGTTCCACTTTCTGCCATAGCAATAGGAGCTGCTGATTTAAATTTCTGCCCCATAGACATCATCTTAGAGCCTACTCTAGCTGTGTTTGCTACTGCTCCGCCTGTACCTATACCTGACATTAACATCAAAGCAGTTGGTGCAATAGAGCCTAGTATTTCAGACGTAATTGCAGTGCCAGGGTTTCTTTCTTCAAAGCCTTTTAATTCTGTTCTAATTCTTGTAACAATTTCTTCATAAGGGGTATCACTAAACCAACTCTCCATCTTTGCTTCCAACTCATCGCCAAAGCCTAGTAATGCGCCTTGTCCTACAAGAGTTCTACCAAAATCAATTGCCTCATCACCGAAAGAAGGTGGTGGTGGTGTTGGTTGTGTACCTAATTGATTGTCATCGATAAAACTATTTAATGCGTCTAATCCCATAATTCCCTACTTGTTATATTGATTAAGCATTTCTTTACGCTTCATCAAATTGAAATTTTGCCATTTGCTGTAATCAATTCCTTTTGAGTCCAATGCTTGTTGCATCTCATCAGGCATATTAAAGTAACTATGCTTAGAATGTTCTATTTGTCGCTTAGACTCGTCTTGAACCCAAGAACTATAGCCTGATGAACGTGACATCTCTTGTGCTTTGATGTATAACTCGTTTCTTATCTTTTCTTGTAACTCAAGTTTCTTTAATACTTGCGCCTTTAACTGAATAGGAGGTAAATTAACATCAATAGGTGTTGCCATTGCTAACTTCATTTCTGCTTCACTTAACGCACCAAACGTAACAGAGCCAATTACATCAAGACCTAACTGTCTCGCAAAAGACTCTAGGTTTGCAGTATTCGCATTAAGTGTAGGAAGTTGATTAGCAACCCAACCTGTAACTGCGCCCTCATCCAATGAGGTTAGAATGCCTTGGTAGTTTCTAAGTCGAGATGATATTCCCTCTGCCTTTTGGAACAAATTGGCAGACTCAGTATCTCTGCGCTCTTCATCTTTAAATCTTCTCTTTTCATCAGTCTCAAATGTAATCTTCTGCTTAGGAGACATACCCTGTGTTCCTGTGTAAACCTTATCAACAGTATTTGAACTAGGATTGTAAACAGGGATGTACTCTTTGCCTTCGCTATCGAATCTAGGCGAATAAGGTTTGTTGTCAGGAGCGCCAATACCATGTGCTGCTTCCATGCCTTTCTCAACAATACTTTTTGACATGGTAGGGTTTTGCTCTGCCATAACAGCCATTTCAAGGAACTTTTGTTTTTTTGCAGGGTCTGTTTGTTTCATTGCATACTGTCTAAGCCACTTAACTCCACTTGTTAAGCCTTTTTTCTTTTGCAGTCCATCTATCTTTGTTTGCATTGCTTTAGCAAGGTTTGCATCAGGATTAAGTCTCATTGAGTTAAGACCGATGGCTAGGTTTGCCATCTTAGCTTCATCATTCCAAAAGTCACTTATGCCATCACCCATCTTACTCATAAAGCCTTGTTCTTCTACAGGTGGAGGCGTTTGTTGTTGTACAGTCTGTTGTGGAATATTTACATGTGGCTGTCCACCTATTTGAACACCAGGGTCTGTCATTTGTTCAGGTGGTTGTGCGTTAGCACCACTAAAACCTAACTTATCCCAAACAGTGCCTTCTTTATCATCTGACAAGTAGTTTCCTGCCATGTTTCCTAGTAATCCGCTAAGTAATGGGTTCATAATATATTCCTATTTATTGTCCGAAGAAACGGCTAAACATTTTCATCTTATCATCATCTTCGTTTAGTTCTCTGTTTTGTTGAGCTAACATCTCAGTTTGGTCAGACATTAAATTAGTATCATACTCATTAGACGTTATAGCTCTATCTAATAGTCCAACACTATCATCACTCTGTACACCGTTAGGCTTTCCTTTAGAAAACTGAGTTGTGTTTAAACCTGTTCCCCATTGCATAGGCATTTGGGTTTGTTGAATGCCTTGAGGTCTTTGAACTTGTTGAGGCATTTGCTGTTGAGGAAGCCCCATATTAGCTTGAGGCTGTTGTTGAGGCATGAACTGCTGAAAGATAGAGTTAAACTCATCATCCGTTAGTCCACCACGTTCTTGAGCGCTACCTAATATCTGCTGTAGGTAACTCATTAGCTTAGCTCATTGTATTTAACAGCGTAGTAGCCGTTATCCATCTTAACAACCGCATTAGGGAATAATTCCTTAGCTTCTTGAGCAATAACACCAAGTGTGTGGTTCATGTCGGCGCCTAATTCTTTAGCGCCTTCTCTCCATTCCCACTTATAGATGTTTAGACCTGATTTAAGCTGACCCATCTTAGTGATGTTTTTCTTTAATCTTTTATCTGAAGACTTCATCTGCGCACCAAGAGTCAAGTAATCGAACAGACCCGGTTGCTTAGATGTAGTTTGAGTTTGTGGAACAGGTGTAGCACCAAGAGCCTGAGTAACATAACCGATAGACTGACCCGGTTGGTTAGTGTAGCCTTGGAAGTTCTGCTTACCTGCGTCAATAAGAGCTTGTTGCATAGCTTGTTGCTGTGCGCCCTGTGTTGCTAGGTTGCCTGTAAGAGTCTGACCCATGCCGAAGCCTAGGTTAGATATATCAGCCATTTGACCTGCTCCACCCATTAACTGCTGATTGCCTTGTAATCCTGCTTGTTGATTAGCTAGATTTGCTTGCATATTGTTTCCAATATCTTGCTGTGCCATTTGTTGAGCGTTTTGATAACCTTGCTGTCTTAGGTTTGCAGATGATTGAGCTAGTTGAGATACTGTATCTCTACCTAATTCACCCATAGCAACACCATGACGTGAGCCACCGAATGCTTGACCTGCTTGTGCTTGAGCGCCTAACATATTCATTCCTTGAGTAGCACCTCGCATAATATCAGCTTCATTAGCTTTAACTACGTTGGTTTCATAAGGATTCATGTAAGGTGTCATGTTAGTGTTTGCTAACTGACCTGCTTGAACTTGTTGAGGTTGATACCCCATTGCGTTAGCTGTACCAAGACCTGATGCTTGCATACCTTGAGCTGCTGCTGTATTTACGTTTCCTGCACCTGCCATAATATTCTCCTAAACGAACAGTTTGTTGTATTGATTAACATCATTGCCTTGCTTGGCTTTAGTCTCTGCTAATGCTTGCTCATAAAGAGGCATAGAACTGTAACCTTGTACACCACCTGCAAATGTTTGTGCTTGTGGCATTCCTGCCATAGCGTTTGAGTTTTGAGGAGCGAGTCCAAAAGCAGAAGCTGCATCCATGTTTTGTTGCATCGCCATCTGTTGAGTTGGGTTGAAAGCTGCAACATCAGGACCTTGCCAAGGCATATATCCTATCTTTTGCGCAGTCTCTGCTCGTGCTAAATTTCTTATTGACGGCTCTTCAATCCACTTAGGGATTTCA